GCCTCATCAGGCACCACTTGGGGTGATGAAACAAGCGTTGAGACTGTAGCGGTGACTACAGCGGCAACAGTTGTTCCAGCTTCTTGTTCGCAAGGTGGTTGGACTGGCTTGGGTGACTGGTGCATAGTTGATTCCAGTAGTCGAAACGATTACGACCATGTTGCTTTCTCGGTTCCTACTGCCGCTGAAGAAAATATTGCCTGTGATTGTGAAGATGGTGATGGGCTTATGGACATTCGCATTGATGCAGAATCAAATCTGACACAAGCGCAGTTCGGCTCTAATAACGAACACGCTGATCCTTACATCTTTCTGAATCACGACACAGATCCAGACGATGGCGACCATTCAGGAGACATGGATGAGATAACAGTTGGCAATCAGATTCAAGCAAACGATGACAGCGGTAGAGACTGTGGTAGCACTTGTAACAACCCACCTAGCACCGCCACAGACCCAGATGAAACACCTAACGTAACACTCGCTAACGGTGAGCCAGTTATTGATAATGTGTCTGACTCTTGGGACTCTCGTATAACAAGAGAGCTATCAGCAGGCGATTATGTGGTTCGTGCTTCGGTGTATAATAATGCTAATAGCGGATGGTATCGCTTGACAATTAGAGATGCGGATGTGACCTACCCATGAAACATGAGGATGTAAAAATGAAAGTTTGGATCGACCAAGATCTTTGTACAGGGGACGGACTATGTGAAGAAATCTGCCCATCGGTTTTTGCTATGGGAACGGATGGTCTTGCCTATGTCAAAGAAGAGAATTGGCCTACGGTGTACAACGATGGAACCAACGTCTATGAAGAACCAATACTACAGATGGCAGATGGCTTGGCAACAGTTCCCGGCTCAGATGTTGAAGCAGCCATAGAGGCGGCAGACGAGTGTCCCGGTGAGTGTATTTTTATTGAAGTATTATAATTCCGTAGTGCTAGACTGTATACGTACTTAATTTGGATACTTTAAGGAGTAAAAGTGGATAACGAACCAGAAATAAGCATCAATCCTCAAACGATCATTAATGAACTTCAGACCCGTGTAAATGGGTTGCAGGGAGAAAACATCGTACTTTCTGCAATGGTGACAGAACTTAAGGCTCGTGTTGAGGAATTAATCTCAGAGGAGTCTACAGAGGATGGCAACAGCGAGACCTGATAAAGGCGAGGCTAAAGGCACCGCTGGTTCAACTGATTTCACGTTCACTAAGGAACGAGAAAGAGAAGATCAGAGAAAAGTAGCCGCTGGGGAAGAGCCGGGACCGGGATACTTTGAGCCTGTGTATGTAGATAGTTCTAGAGTAGCAGCTATACGGTATGTCCCATACGATCCGAATGACGCTGAGTCTGGTGTTGGTACCGTTTTTGTAAGGTTTCATAAGTACGACGACCCGTGGGCCTACTACGATGTGCCTTTTAGCATATACAACGAGTTTGTAACAGCATCTTCAGTTGGTCGCTATATTAACGCTCAGATGAACTCCTATAACTACAACAGGGCTTCAGAATCAGAAGTAAGCGATTATTTCGCCGGGATGTAGTATGTGGTACTGGTTAACTGTAGGGGTATTGATTGTCTTTGGAGTAATGATACTGTATACATGGTATGACTACTATAAATAAAGTTATTGGGTACAGCCCTTTAGTTGTAGGTTTACTTCTGTTACCAGTACTCCCTTTTATGCGGGGCTGGTTTTTACTAGGCTTTTCTATAACTGGTATCATTTGTTGGTGGCTAGTATTGCGAAATACACTGGATTTAGTTCAGGGGGTGGGGCCGATTTATTGGCTTACACGTCAGACCACCATCAAGAAAGTGGGTGTTCAGAAGTCGTTTATGAGGGAGACAGATTATCCATGGCGAACTGGTAATGGACTACAGTTTGTGGTTCCATTCCGAACATTCCAAATAGGTATTTGTAAACCATCAGAGCATTACACGGTTGAGTCCGGTCTCCTACATTCACTTGTTGGTCGGCCTCTACCTGAAGATCCAGAGGAGATTGGCGAATGGTAATGAAGTTTTGGCAAGGTGAAAAAGAGCATCCAGTACGCACGTTAGAGCGTCCTTCCCGTGTGACCAAAATGTCCACTAAGGACTTACTCGACTGGATGGATTTAGAAATAATGCAACTAGGTCAAGCCTTTGATCAATGGAGGTTTCATAACAATGGTGCAGATGAGGTAAATAATAGGTTAGATACTCTTGCCACTATGTGGGATGAGTTGTCTGAAAGAAAAGAATGAGCACTGAACTTCTAGACACCGAGGAAGTAGAAGACGAGTTTGATGCCGTTGCTGATATCGACGAGGAGCTAGACGAGGCTTCAGCAGAGTTTGTTTCTGAGTTGTGTAACAAGTTGGTTATTTTTACTGAGGAGTTTTGCGATGTCGCGTTATTCCCTTATCAAGTTCCTATCGCCTACCGCTTTATAGAGTCCATTGTTGTAGGAGATGGTGAAGAGCTAACGCTTATAGCCACTAGACAGAGTGGTAAGTCTGAGGTACTGTCAAACGTCATTGCATCCATGATGGTGATACTTCCAAAGTTGTCAAAGATTTACCCCGTATGGCTGAGTAAATTTGATAAAGGTTTCTGGTGCGGGGTGTTTGCACCAACCGAGGATCAGGCTGACACAGTTTTTAGTCGGATAGTCAGTAGGTTAACTAGTGACCACGCCATGGAGTTTCTACTAGATCCAGAGATTGACGACCGAGCGTCTTCAGGTGGCGCTAGAGGTAAGGGTAAAATACTGTCCCTCAAGAACTCGGGATCTATTTGCCGTATGCAAACCTGCAACCCAAAGGCAAAGATAGAGTCAAAGACCTACCATTTGGCGGTTGTAGATGAAGCCCAAGAAGCTGATGAGTTTGTTGTCACTAAGTCTATAAAGCCTATGCTTGCGTTTAATAACGGATCAATAGTAATGACGGGTACTGCTACGCGTAACAAGTCGTACTTCTACAAGATGATTCAGTTTAATAAACGTCGTGACATTGCAAAGAAACGAGGACAGAGACAGTCACATTTTGAGTACGACTGGCGTACTGCTGCCAAATATAATACCAATTACGGCAAGTTTATATCTAAAGAAAAAGTGCGAATTGGAGAGGATTCCGATGAGTTTCGTATGTCATACCTTAATCACTGGATTCTTGAAAAGGGTATGTTCGTTACGGAGGAGCGCCTAGACAGACTCTATGACTCGTCTATGCCACTGGTTACAGAGTGGTGGCGTACCCCTATTGTTATTGGTATTGATGTTGCCCGCTCAAATGACTCAACTGTGGCTACAGCCGTATGGGTTGACTGGGATCATCCTGATGGGCTTGGTTTCTTTGAGCATCGTGTACTGAATTGGATGGAGTTACACGATACTGACTGGGAATCCCAGTACTTTAAGATCGTTGATTTTGTAAGGAATTATGATGTATTACGTGTAGGTATTGATGCTCAAGGAGTAGGTGGAGCAGTAGCGGAACGTCTAGCACTCCTACTTCCAGACATGGAGGTTCTACCTTTATCGTCAGATGCCAAAGCCCAGAATGAGAGGTGGGTACATTTGACAGAGTTGATTCAGCGAGATCAGCTTATAATACCGGGGCACTCAAAAGCGAAGCGAACACGTCGTTGGAAGAAGTTTAATCAGCAGATGGTTGACTTAGAGCGTGTTAACCGTGGACCATATCTATTAGCAGAGGCTCCTGATGAGAGGGGTGCATTTGATGACTACCCAGACAGCTTGGCTTTAGCCTGTCACTTGACAGTTCACGATATTATGCCAACTATCTCAGTTGCTGAAAATCCCTTCTTTGATTAGTGGTAGAATATACGAGAGATACTTATAAGTTATCCTTCGGAGGATCTAATGGCTAATGTAATGAATCCAACTGTTGCCCCGGCCCCTCAGTTCCCGGAACGCGGCCCAGAGGTGGGCAGCCACGGGTTTGAGAGGACGCTTGGGCCAGATGTACCTATGCAGCGTGGACCGCTGCGGTTTGAAGAGGGTGTTGCTACCGACACTGACGTACCAAACGATTTCGCAATCGGAGCGTACTCTGACACTTCATCCGCTCCGGGTCGCCCTAATCACAACAATCCAGACATGGTATACAAACCAGCCGAAGTCACGATGCAAGAGCGAGCCCACGTTGGGTCTGCTTCATGGATCGAGGCACCGTCTGTACTTGGAGAGTTTGTTCAGGGTGTTGTTGCAGGTGATGGGATGCCTCAATTTGAGCGCTCCTTTAACTCTGGTGCACACATGAATCGTCCAAGCGCCGTTCGCGTAAACGACTAGTCCGACCTATTTAGTTAGGTTCGGCCGTGCCGTACGACATAACTAGCGGTCAACAATTTAGAGCAGTTTCCAATCGTATGACTACGATGGGGTTGCATTTACCTGACTCAACAGTGGAGGAGGGTATTAACTGGTTTCCGTCAGTACATGAGGCCGTTAAAAAACAGGCATCAAACATAGGTATAACGCCATCTCAAGGCGCTGGTATTGTCGCCGCTGTATCGCCAAACATGGACTTTGAAGCTCGTAATATAAAAGCTCTTGACGAAATACAAAATATACCTGCTGAAGGTTGGGATATGGTGCGGGCTGGTAAAGTTAAGGCACCTGACGGTCGAAGCATCCAGCGACGACTACCAGAGACTAGCGCCATGCTCTCTGAAGTAGCTCCTTCATTAGTATCAGCCTATGACACTAGTCTTTTGAGGGCTGAAAGGATACTAGGTGGACAACCATGGAGAGAAGTTATACCAATAAGTACCTCTCCTAAAACTCATAAGTTTGCTGAAAACATAGAAGACCCCACCTCCACCTCAGTAACTATTGATGGTAGAGCCGCTGATATTGTTGCTAACCAGCGAAGGGGATGGAAAGATGACCGTGGTATAAGTACGGCTAATCTAGTCTCCGGTAAAGAAAGCAGGTACGAGAGGCATGAGCGTGCCTACCAATCCACCACTTCGGAACTGAGTCAACAGGACACAAGGTTCACTGGTGTGACACCTAAAGATGTACAAGCTGTACTGTGGGTGGGGGGTAGAGGTGTAGAAAGGTCGCAACCAACTAAGAGTGGTGGTCAGCGAAAAGTTGGAGAAGCTAGAGTAGGTCAACCGTACGTCACCCCCGGTGGTAAACCTTTAAAACGTGATTCAAGATTTTGGGAGAAAGCATGACAGAAGCATGGGCAATCGTAATAGCCGCATCCGTAACTGGAGTCTTTGGACTACTGGGTATGTTTCTAAATAGATTTAGGGCAGAAAACCGCAGAGATCATGCTGTTGTGTCTGAAAAGTTAAATGACATAAAGCACATGGTGCAAGGTGTTAAGATGACTGTTAACCAGAATGGTGAGAAACTCACTGACCACTTAAAGTGGCACGATGACACTAAGCCTAAAAAGAAAACAGGGAAGAAGTCAACGACTAAAAAGTGAGACACACACCTGAAGGTGCTGTGTCGTGTAAGATATGTAGTAGCAGAAGGAGTACTTGCGGTGGGAAAAGAACAGACCCCAGTCACATTAGTTGAAGCACTTGCTACACCACTTCGTGACCCAAGGCCAAAGGAATGCTTATATTCCCGTGTTCGTGGTGAGTTATCCAAAGAGGAACAGCAGGCGCTAGACAGAGCATTGGAGAAAGTGCGTTCTGACAATAACAATGGTCAACGTAAAGTTTATTCCACAGGCTGGTTATCTAGTGTTTTGACCATGCAAGGTTATCCCATATCTGCTGCAACTATTCAACGACATGTACGACAGGTGTGTAATTGCCACACCGGAAAGACGGCGGATGACGAATGAAAGTAAATTATCTAAGCATTTAGATAAGGGACCACCAAAGCAAGCACTGGGAAAACTATCGGAGTTACTTGAACGTCAGGGTATAGAGATAGAAGACATTGGAGAAATCAAGAAGGTTTCTTTATACCAGTCACTAACAAAGGACGCTGAGGGCGATGCACAAATACATGACCTTGTGGGTATACAAATATCTCCGGCGTGGGAAGCGGGACCGCAATGGCCGGTCATCGAACCCGGCCCCACAATCAAACTTCCCAAGAGTACTACCGCCAAGAAGAAATCGAAGTTAAAGGATTGTGTTGTTCTTCCTGACATGCAGATTGGGTACTTTCGCACAAAGGACGGCGATCTAGAACCTACACATGATGAATCCGCTATCTGTCTGTCGCTATCCATGGTTAGGGATATCAACCCAGAGTTGGTAGTACTTGTGGGGGATAACCTAGACTTACCAGAGCTTGGCAAGTATAGGGTTACTCCGGCTTTCCAACAAACCACCCAAGCCTCTATAGATAGAGCAACTGAGATATGTGCCGCTTTAAGAGAGGCCGCACCTAACGCTGAGATTAAGTGGCTCGCTGGTAATCATGAGGAGAGGCTTACTAACTTTATGTTAGATAATGCAACTGCGGCGTTCGGTATACGAGTGGGCACACGGCCAGAGAGTTGGCCTGTGCTTAGTGTACCCAGTCTATGTAGATTAGATGATTTTGATATTGAATATCTAGCTGGATACCCCGCCTCGTGTGTTTGGATAAACGAGCACATAAAGGTTATACATGGTGACTTAGTTAGGTCTGGTGGAAGTACAGCACATGCCTACTTAAACAGGGAGAAGGTGTCAGTCCTATACGGGCATATACATAGACGTGAATGGGCGGAGATGACAAGGGAAGATTATGATGGACCCCGAACAGTCGTAGCCGCATCACCCGGATGCCTTGCTCGTATTGACGGTGCAGTACCTTCTGTTAAGGGTGGCACCGACCTAGATGGTCGTCCTCTTAGTCGTCATGAAAACTGGCAACAGGGTTTATGTGTAGTCCAGTATGAAGAAGGCGATGGTAAGTTCAACATAGAGATGGTTACAATAAGAGATAACTGGGCTATCTACCGAGGTCAAGAGTACTGCTAACTTATAACCATTTTGTTGTTTTTAACTAACCAA